GGCCAGGACCACCCCATGGCACCCATGGCCTTTGCCCATGCCGTGACCCTACTTCAGGCGCTGGAGGTGATCCATGCGCAGCGGATGAAGGAGGAGAAGGCACTCACCAAGCTGGCTGAGCAACTGCCGATTTCCGAGTGGGTGCGCGGAGTGAAGGGATTCGGAATCCTCAACTTGGGGCTGATCATCGCCGAGACCGGAGACCTGTCCAACTACAGCAACCCGGGCAAGGTGTGGAAGCGGATGGGGTTGGCGCTGGTTGAGGGGGAGCGGCAGCGGATGAAGGCTGGCGCCGATATGGCTCTCCTGCACGGCTACTCGCCACGGCGTCGGGCGGTAGCCTGGAACCTCTCCGACTGCCTGATCAAGCAGAACGGAGCCGATGGCGAATACAAGGCGCTCTATGCCGCGAAGAAGGCGGAATACATGGAGCGAGAATGGACCAAGATCCACGCCCACAAGGCGGCGCAGCGCTACATGGGGAAGAGAGTGATTCGCGACCTGTGGCGGGCATGGCGGGATTTGCATGGAGTTGTTGATGAGCAGAAAATGGCTTATGGGGGTGAGGCATGAGACACGCCACCAGTGAAGACATGGAAGCTCTAGCCAAGGAGGTGGAGCGCGTGCGGAAGAACTGAGGAAGAAGAATGCGGCATGAAGACTATCCGCACCCGTTTCTCGCTGGGATCAAGCGCCACCCGCTGCATGCTGGGCTTTTCACGGTGAGTGAGATTCTCGACTTCGAGGAGCGGGCGGCGGTGTTGGAATACGACGGAGGCCACGACCGCGAGACGGCGGAGCGGATGGCATTGGCGAATGTGGAGGAGGAGCGAATGATGATGGACTTGCTTAAAGCTGGCAGATTGCCCGTGAACGCCAAGGCTGAGCAGGAGGGGCGGCGGTGAGTGGGCAGGCCACAGCCTACCAGATCGCGGCGGATCATGACCACGATGTGTTTGTTGGCGATCCCCTGCGCTTTGGTGATGCGCGGCGGATCGTGTTGGACCTCATGTTGGTGCTGGATGCGCTGAAGGACAAACGTCCGGCTCAACTGGCCAGCGTTCAACGGCTACGGGCGGCTGGGCTTGAGCGGGTGGCCAGGGCCGCCGGGATCTGCCGGCGGGTGGCCGAGTGCTCGGCGTTGGCTGAATCCATCCCGGTGATCTCGGATAGGAACGTGGCCTTGGCCTGGGTAGCTGTGGACGCTGGAGATGCGGAGGGGGGCGCGTGATCGTGGCCGATGAATACGGGATCGCCTTGCTCATCGTCGGCGTGCTGCTCCTCGTATACTGGGCAGGGGAAGTGACCGGGCACACGCGGCTCATCGGGGCCGTGATGATGAGCTTCGGGGCAGCCTTCGGCTTACTCCGCTTCGCCATCGACCCGGGCATCACGTTGCTCGCGCTGGTGGCGCTGATTCTCGCTTCCATCGCAGAAGACGCTGCGTGCCAGGCCAAGTTGGATGGGGAACGCATGCTGGAGACGCTTGATACTGACCAGATCCGGACGGCGTGCGAGCGGCTGCGCGTCGCGGCGACCGATCTGGCTCTGGCTGACGCGCGCCGCGCCGCGATGTCCGATGATGACCAGGGGCGTGACCGTGCGACCTATGCGGTGATGCTTAGGCGCGCCGAGGTGCAGCTTGCGTTTGAGGGACTGGCACGTGTGACGCCTGGATGGTGGACGTCATGAGCACCCATGCCACCATCCTCTCCGTCTCCTGCGGGGCTGACTCAACGGCCATGTTGCTGCTGGCTTTGGAGCGGGGCGTGGAGATCGAGCGGTTGGTGGAGTGGGAGGCGCTGGTGGCCAAGGCGTGCAAGATGGGGCGGTCCTCGTTCTTCGCAGTGAACAAGATACCCGGAGCCAACCAGGTGGACCATAGCCTGCCCATGCCCGGGGTGCTGGAGGCGGTGCGGTTGGCTATGATCTGGCGCGGGGGTTGGGATTACGACCTGTTCGCCGCCGAGGTGGCGGAAGGGTGCATGAGCAGATATTGGCTGTGTGACGCGGGGATCGGGGAAAGGGGTGAGGCATGAGCGACAGGACACAAGTAATACCGGACGGCCTTGCCAAGTGGCTGGCCAGCGGCGAGCTGGGGATATCCTCGAATACCATTGCGACCAGGCTTTCGGGGATCGACTGCATGCCGAAAGGGTGGGACAGGGATCACCCGCATGACCCGGCAGATTTCATTCGGTGCCAAAAGCTATTGGATGCGGTGCCAGAATTCCGCCAACGGCTCTGCGAGATGAGTGGAGAATCACCCGAATGGGCAGGGCTGGTTGCGCGCTGGGATGAGATCCAGGGATTGATTGACGTAGATCTAGCTATGAACCTAGGGCACGCTCCGATGGCGTTTTCTTTGATGCGGGATATCCTGGAAGGGACTAGATGACCGAGCGACGCTACCCGTGCGACGCCGCCGGCTTTACCGTTACAGCCGACTGGTGCCGCGCAAACCGGGGCAACGCCAACACGGGAGAGTGGTGCGATGAGTGCGCCACGGGGAAAGAAATGCGGCGGCATGACCGTGTGGCCGCAGCCAGATGCGGAGAATATACCGTAGATCCAGGGCAACGGTTTGGCATGTATGTGACTACCGGAGGATGCGAAAAGCGCGGGCGCGAATGGCATTGGGAGGTGCGATGCGACTGCGGGGCTATCGGGATGCCGCGTGGGTCAAAGCTGCGTGAAGGCGTCACCCGGGGCTGCTGCGCCTGCATGACGGCTATGAGTAACCGTAGGCGGATGCGGAAGCACTTTTGGAACGGGAAATGGCGGACGGTCACGGAGCTGGCCAAGATCGCTGGAGTGAGTCAGTCGGCGATGACGCGGCGACTCAGTAGAGGGTGGACGCTGGCCAAGGCCATGACAACGCCCCCGGATCAGCGGTATGTGACGCGTGGGGGCCGGAATGACACAACTTGAGGCCCTAAACGTTCTCCCCCTTCTATCTGCTGACAGGAATTATATCAGGGACAAGCTGGGTGGCCGCCCAAGCATGGAGCGTGCCGACTTACTGGCAGGTTACCGGATGGCTTGGGAGGAGGGTGCTCGCGGGCAGCCTGAAGCGCGCCGTGACAACGCTGGGCGGGCGGCTGCAAATACATGGCTCCGGCAGATCGTCGAGGGCAGGCTTGCGGCGGAAGCGCACAACAGGCGGAAGAGGGAGGCTGAGCGATGAAGATGAATGTGAAGGTCCTGCATGAAGGTACCAAAATCCCTAAATACAAGACAGAAGGGGCCGCCTGGCTCGATTTGGTCGCGGTGAGAAGCTTTACGCTTTGGCCCGGCGGGCACCGTTTGAGGATACCGACTGGCGTCGCGGTGAAAATACCGAGAGGATATGTTGGATTTGTGATGCAAAGAAGCGCTCATTCGTTAACAAATCAGGCGAGCGGTAGGGACTCGCCTGGGGTAATCGATAGTAATTATAGTGGGGAGATTTGCGTCCTCATGACCAACTCAACCGAAGCTCCATATGATGTGAAAGAGGGGGACATCATCGCGCAGCTTATAGTGGTGCCGGTGGTAACGGTTGAGCTGGTGGAGGTTGAGAGTCTGGAAGAGACCGAGCGGGGGGAAGGTGGCTTTGGGAGCACCGGGGCGGCCGTGTGATGGCCAAGACGCTCATGGTCAAGACCATCGGCGGCAAGCTGGAGCCTCGCTTCGACGATGGGCGAGAAGCCCTCATGCGGATCAAGGCCGGGGCGGAGTTGATGGTGGAGTTCAAGCAGCCTCGCAGCATCCAGCATCACCGTTGGTTCTTCGCCCTGGTCAATTTGGTTCACGCCAACGACCCCCAAAGCCGAACGGTTGAAGATCTGCGGAGTCAGATCACGGTCGCTGCTGGGCACTACAGCCATGGAATTCTGCCCGATGGCACTGTGGTGGCGGTGCCCAAGAGCATCGCGTTCCACAAGATGGACCAAGCTGAGTTCGCGGCGTTCGCTGATAGCGCCGTCAGAGCCGTGGTGCAGCACTTCCTGCCTGGCGTGACGGAGCAGGGATTGCGGAACGAAATTGCCGAGATGATTGGTATTGGGTGGGCGGTATGAGGGAGTGCAACGATCCACACGCCTTCAATGGTATGTGCTGCTGCAACTGTCGCGGGATGCGCATAATCCCTGGCGAGACTTGGCCAGGGCTCCCTGACATCTGGTGGCTCTGCGTGCCGCCGGCAGAGGTGACAGGAGTCATCGATATCTTCCCTTGGGACGAGCCGCATGGGATCTGCGAACTGTGGGAGGAGGCGGGATAGATGAGACAGGCAGCCCAAAAATGGACTGAGCGCGACCTTGCAGGGGCAGTGGTGCGCAAGCTGGAGGAGGAGCGGTGGACCTGCTACGGCGAAGTGGCGCCATATGGTGGTCGAGGGCCGCGCGCCGACATCGCGGCGGTGCTGGATGGTCGGTTGCTGCACATGGTGGAGTGCAAGCTGACGCTGTCGGTGGCTGTGGTCAGGCAGGCGCTGAGATGGACGGGCAGGGCACACTTCGTTTCGGTTGCTGTTCCACGGCGCGGTGAGTTGACACCAGACCAGGCGTTCTTGGCTGACATCCTTCGTACCAATGGCATCGGTTTGATAGGGGTGTCGATGGATGCGTATGGTAAAATTGGAAGCGCGGCGACCATGAAGATGGTGAGGCCGCGGCTTCATCGCTCGGCGCACCGGACAGCGGAGGTCATCATCAGCAAGTTACGGCCAGAAATGCGCGCCGACACGGCAGGGGGCACGGCTGGTGAGACAGATTTTTTCACCCCATTCAAAATGACAATGCGTGAGTTGGTGAAGATGGTGAAGAAGAACCCAGGCATTCCCATGAGAGAAGCCATCCGCCGTATTGACCATCATTACTCCAGCGACCAGTCGGCCAGGGCATCACTGAAAACGTGGCTGGATGGAAGTAGAGATATCGATATGCGCCAAATCGGTCGCGATTTGTGCTTATGGCCAAAGGGGGAGATGGGATGAGCGGAGAAGCCGGCTTAGAGTTGTTTGCACTGGTCTTTGAGTTGGTCATCATCGATGAAGTAGAGCGGTTCGCAGAAATTATAGGGAAAGAACTATGCTTTCCAACGGACGAAGAATTCGAAGAGGTGGACACGAGAGAGGGAGCGTTGCGACTAGCGAGGCTGACGGTGCTCCGATCCATGGAGCATCAGGCTAAGCTCTTGCGGGAGATGATTGGGATCTGCGAGCTGGAGGAATAGAGTAGCAATGGCCAAGACGGAAGAGCAAGGCCACTACGCCGCAGTGGCCAGCCGTGGGTGCGTTCTTGCTTATATTATGCTGCGGGGATGGCGTTCGCCGGTCACAAGTCCCGGGTGGAAACACGCTCAGTCGTGAAAACAAGTTCCTGGTGGAAACGGAGGTCCAGGTTCGATTCCTGTCCGCAGCAGTTCGAACAAAGCCTGTAACCTGACGCATAAGGAGTGATTCAGATCGACCACATCAAGCTGACTCTAGGCAGGGTATACGGGGAGATGGAGCGATGAAAGAAGCTGAAATCGAGGTTGGGATGCACTACCGTGGCGAAAGCGGCGAGGTGCGCGAGGTTACCGCCATTGGCCAGGAATATAGGCCAAATGTGTACTGGAGAGCTGATCAGGATTGGGTGGAATACACCGTGACGCTCAACAGAAATGGGAAGGAAAAAGGCGCGAGGATCGGTAGGATTTTTATCATGACGCGGACAGCATTCGCGAGATGGGCAAAGGAAGGGGTGGCGGCGTGAGCGAGCGGATTAGTGCTGACGCCTACAAAGGCATGACGGGCAAGCAAGGCAGGAAGCGTGAGCCTGGGAAGCGGAGCGGGAAATACAACGCCGTGCCGGTGACAGTGGATGGCATACGCTTCGCCTCGAAGCTTGAGGCGCGGTATTACGAGGCGTTGAAACTGCGCCAGGCAGCTGGGCAAGTGGCTTACTTCCTGTGCCAGGTCCCGTTCCATCTGCCAGGCGGGGTGAAGTATGTTGTTGATTTTGTCGAGTTTCATACCGACGGTGTGGTGCGGTATGTGGATACGAAGGGGCACGTTACAGAGACCTTCAAGATTAAGAAGAGGATGGTGGAGGAGCTGTTCCCGGTGAAAATCGAGGTCGTTAGGAGGATGGGGAGATGAAAGCACCGTTCCCGTATTTTGGCGGAAAGTCTGCCGTGGTGCATCTTGTATGGGAGGCAATTGGAGCGGATGTGGCAAACTATGTGGAACCGTTCGCGGGGTCTTTGGCGGTGCTGTTGTCTAGGCCAACCCATGCAATAGGGATTGAAACAGTCAACGACGCTGACGGGCTGCTGGCAAATTTTTGGCGCGCAACTGCCATGATGCCAAAAAAGGTGGCTGAATATGCGGACTGGCCAGTTAACGAAGCAGATTTGCACGCCAGACATCTATGGTTAGTTGGGCAGCGGGAGGCACTTACCGAGAGGTTGATGGGGGACTCAGAGTTTTGCGACCCCAAAGCCGCTGGATGGTGGGTGTGGGGCATTTGTCAGTGGATAGGGAGCGGCTGGTGTAGCGGGAAGGGCCCATGGCAATCTGTTGGCGGAGTTCTGCAAAAGGCAGCAGCCAGAGACAAGGGGAGGGGGATCAATCGGCAGATCCCCCATCTAGGGAACAAGGGGAGGGGGATCAATCGGCAGATCCCCCATCTAGGGGACAAGGGGAGGGGGGAATCCCGCTCAGCATACGTACATGCAACGATGCAAGAGCTAAGGTCAAGACTTCGCGATGTTCGCGTGGCTTGTGGTGACTTTGAACGTGTACTTGGCCCATCTCCAACATATAGGCTTGGTGTAACAGGTGTTTTTCTCGATCCTCCATATGATACTGGAGATAGTAAGATCGACGCAGGTGTGATGTATAACCATTTTGGAGGGGCGGCAGCCAGGGCGCGCGAATGGGCTATTGAAGCTGGCAAAAATCCAAAAATGCGAATAGTATTAGCAGGATACGTAGAAGAGCACGAAGAACAGATGCAAGATGCTGGGTGGAAATTACTGCGATGGAAGGCACGAGGAGGATACGGCAGCCAAGGGGGCGGTGATGGAAGATTGAACGCGGGCAGGGAAGCGCTATGGTTTTCCCCGCATTGCAACAACATTGGTGCTAGCTATAATGGCGCAACTTTAGACAAGCTGTGGGCTAATGATGCGTCTTGTGACGCTTTGGGAGGCTGAATCGATGAAGAGTATCGGCTACGGGCATCCTGTGTTGGGACGGCCAGCTTGTATCGACCGCCTCACCTATCAGCGGCAGCAGGACGGGTGGATGTCATTCCTGCCAGAGCGGAAAGCGGTGGTAGAGTTGCACGTCGTTCATCCATCGTCTGGGAAAGTTTTCGTAACTGAGGATGGAGGAGAAGAGCGGCATATGGAATGCGGGGAATCCATCACGCTTGAGAAATCATCTGTTACGATCCGCGTTGATGCTGACAAGGCCTGGATAACTGTATCGGGGTCTCCTCTGACCGCTATAGACATCAGAAATAGCAAGTCTTGTCTTGAAGAAAATAGAAATCATGGCATACAGATAGAGCCGCATAGAGGAGAGGTCTTGACAGTATCGGTATAAGGCGCTTGTGGATTGATTTCGTGCGTGATTCAGAGCATGGGAGGCTCAAATGGTGACGCGGATTGGACCACAAGCTGACGAATCAGAGGTATGGCAATGGGAAGTGAGGCATGACGACAAGCCCATGGAATCCAGGGGCCACGCCTTGCTGCTGGCGTGGGGGCGATGGGAGGCCAGAGAGAGGACTCTGCCACGGTCAAAGTGCTCGACCCTTGTCATCATGGAACGCGGGCTTGCACGAATTGACGGGGGATACAGGGCTGCGGTTGAGCTTGACCCGCGCAAGGACCTGGAGAGAGTGGCCGAGATCGTTAGGCATCAACTGACGGACAGGCAGCGGGAGGCCGTCCATGGTCGGTACTACTACGGGCACAGCATACGAGAAGTGGCGAAGCGTCTGAACAGACACCCATCAACGATACGGGAGCACATCATAGAGGCGCAAAGAGCGGTGGATATGGCTTACAATTCGCATTGACTTGCCCCGTCAATTTTGATATAAAATGTGAAAATCGCGTGTCGTGTGACAGTTAAGCGTTGAACCTCATCTTGATGTCAAACAAAGCCCAGCCATGAACAGCCATGGCTGGGCTTTGTTTTCATGCTCAATAATGAGTCATATGGCCTGTCAATCGGTACATGACTTAGGCAGGATCTTCGACAAGTGGTGCAAAAGCGCCACTTTCTTTTCTTTTATCTCATCGTAATCATAGTTTACGATTGCCAGAAGGTATGGATTGCTGGTTAAATACGATAGCGCCTCCTCGCCTGAGGCAAATGGACCATGTAAGTTAAGGCCGCTTTGGATATGCACGCCACGATTCCCGGGCTCATATGAGGCCGTTTCGGCTTTGGCAGTTAGAGTGTCAGGGTCTTCGTAAGTTACCCACGTCGTATCAGGTCGTGCATATTCGATTGAATCCATATTCACATAGAACCACTTTGAAGGTTTGGTGTCGGCGGTGCTCATGGTCTTTCCTCGTATGGTGGTTGGAAATGGGACGTTCTCCCACCGGCTTGGGTAAAGCATAACGCGCAGCGGACCGCACGGCAAGCAAAAAGATAACGGCCTGGCATTTTTCCCATGCTGCCCCCGTTGGGCGAGTGATTGTGCCGTTGATTGGAGCGGAAAATGGACAACTTTTTGGGAGCCTTCGAGCGCACGATGGCATTTGAAGGCGGGTACGTCCTGCATCGCAACCCTGGGGAGAAGGGGTTGACCTATGCCGGCATCTACCAGGCAGCCCATCCAGGATGGCCTGGGTGGAAGCTGATCAGCGAGCAGGGGGAGCGGGCGCCAGGGCTGACCCAGATGGTGAGGCAGTTCTATCGCGCCGAGTTCTGGGAGCGCATCCGAGGCGACGACCTTCCCCAAATCATTGCCGAAGATCTGTACGACATGGCCGTGAACGCCGGGGTCGGGCGGGCGGTGAAACTGGCTCAGAGGCTGGCCGGGGTGGCCCAGGATGGCGGCATCGGGCCGGTGACTGTCGAGGCACTAACCAAGATCCCTCCTGGCGAGTTCCGCGCGGCCTATCTCATCGCGCGCATCAACTATTACACCGGGCTGGCGAACGCTGACCCGAGAGGGAAAGGGCAGTTTTTGCGTGGCTGGGTCAACCGTGCGTTGAAGTGCGCGGAGGTGATGGCATGAGCTTCCTTGGAACCCTGTTCGGCGGCGGGCTGGCCGATACCGTGAAGGCAGTCGGTGGCGTCATTGACGACCTGCACACCTCTGACGATGAACGGCTCCAGGCTCAGATCAAGAGGATGGAGATCGAGGCTAGCCTTCTCCAGGGTCAGCAGGCGATCAACCAGACGGAGGCGCGGCATAAGTCCATTTTCGTGGCAGGGTGGAGACCAGCGATTGGCTGGGTGGGGGCAGCGGCGCTTGCGTATCAGTTCCTTCTCTATCCATTCATGGCGTGGGGATGGTCTCTTGGGATCGCCCAGGGATGGATACCTGAAGGCGTTGAAGTCCCGCCGTCGCTAGACCCCGCCGTCCTGATGAACTTAATCATGGCCATGCTCGGTGTCGGCGCCATGCGCAGCTACGACAAGACCAAAGGGACAGACACGGAAAGGGTGGCACGATGAGCACCATCATCCAGGGTCTCGTGTTTGCCAGCTTGGTTGGCCTGGCAGGTGTCAGCCTCTCATGGATAGCTGATCAGGTGGCCTGATGGATGGGAGCATATCAATCGAGCTGGCGGCGGGCATCTTCTCCGGCATGGCAGGCCTGATCGGAACGCTTATCTGGATGTTGCACTCTAGGGCCATGCAGCGCATCGAAGCGCTTGAGGTTCTCGCTAAGGCATGGGGTGAGCATGTAGGTGAGTCAAACGGCGTCCGCGCGAAGGTGGAGCGCCTTGAAGAGCGGATTGACGAACTGGCCGACGAGGTAAAGAGCGAGAGGGTTGGGCTGGCCAGGCAGTTGGGCGAGGTTGGGGCAACCATGAAAGCAATCCTGGACAGCGTTCACGAGGTCCAGCAGCAAATCGGGGATGTGGCTAAAAGCACCCATGGGAGGATAGATGAGATAACGAAGCGGTGCGCTGGATGCGTTGGCAGGACAGGGAGTTGACCATGCGAGATGGCTTGATGATCGCGGCAGCAATCTTTGCCGCTATAGCGATGGCACTCTGCATCGTCGGCCTGGGGATGTGGATCACTGGCGCTGACGGCGGCCTGATGATTTTTGGGGAGTAACGATGACCACTATAGCAGCGGGACATGATGAGCATGGCCATATCGTAATGGCCGGGGATAGCTTCGGTACGTTTGACAATCTGCTCGGCGCCACCAAGCACAAGAAGGTGTGGCGCGATGAGGCAACTGGATGCCTCGTTGGTTACGCTGGCCGTGTGTTTGACCTGCCGGCTCTCGAGGCGGTTGCGCTTGGACGGCCAGGAGCAGAGATGCCTGCGGGCGACGATGTGGATGGTGAGGTGTTGGTAGTCTGGCCTGATGGTCGGGCTGAGCTGACCTCGACGGTTGGCAATCGTTGTGAGCCTGTTGATCTGCCATTTTCGATTGGCTCAGGGTCACTGATTGCCCTTGGCGCGATGCTTTTTGGTGCGTCTCCAGAGGGCGCGGTGTCAGTTGCCGCGATGAGAGACGTAAAAACTGGTGGTGAGATTACGGTGGTGAGGTTTGACTGATGACCTTGACCGCCAAACAGCAGGCGTTCGTGGCCGAGTATCTTATCGACTTCAACGCCACACAGGCCGCGATACGAGCCGGGTATAGCAAGAAGACGGCTGAAGTCCAAGGATATGAAAACCTAAGGAAACCTAATATCGCTGAGGCCATCGCAGCCGCTCAGGCAGCCCGCGCCGAACGCACCCAGATCACTGCGGACATGGTGGTCCAGGAGCTGGCCAAGATCGGCTTTGCCAACATGGCGGACTATCTGAGCACGGGTGCCGATCCCCACATCGATCTGTCTACCCTGACCCCAGATCAGGCGGCGGCCATATCCGAGGTGTGGACCGAGGAGGTTGGCGGCGGCGACGCCCCAATGATCCTCAAACGCAAGATCAAGCTGCACAGCAAGCTGGACGCACTGGATAAGCTGGCCAGACATCTGGGCATCTATGAGAAGGACAACAGGCAGGCGGCGGCCATGCCTACCTTCAACCTTATTATTGAGGGTGCGGGCGATTGAATACCGGCTACACAAGGCGCAGGGCAGGGTCATTCAATCCCAGGCGAGGGAAATCCTGTATGGCGGCGCCGCTGGGGCAGGCAAGAGCCATCTTCTGCGTATCCTGGCGCTGACAGTTTGTTTCAACGTCCCTGGCGCACAGGTCTACCTGTTCCGGCGGACCTATCCTGACCTGTGGCAGAACCACATGACCGGCAACATGGGCTTCCCCGCGCTGCTGGCTCCATGGATCGAGATGGGTGTTTGCGCCATCAACTGGGGCAAGAACCAGATCCGGTTCCGCAACGGAGCCACCATACATTTGAGCCATTGCCAGCACGAGAAGGATGTTTTCGGCTTCCAGGGGGCCGAGATCCATCTCCTTTTGTTCGATGAGTTGACCCACTTCACCGCGTCCATCTATCGCTTTCTGCGCTCCCGCGTCCGGGTCACCAACCTGGACGTGCCTGCTCGGTGGTCCCACCTGGTGCCACGCATCGTCGCCGGGTCCAACCCGGGCGGCAGGGGACATGATTGGGTCAAGGCCGCGTTCATCTCCCCGGCTCCGCCAGGAGAGATCTGGCGCACGCCTGACACCGAGGGCGGCATGGACCGCCAGTTCATCGCGGCGCGCCTGGCCGACAACCCGACGCTGGCGCTGTCTGACCCGGACTACGTGAAGAGATTGTATGGTCTTGGGTCCCCGGAGCTGGTCGAGGCGATGCTTGATGGCAATTGGGATATCGTGTCAGGCGGGGCTTTGAGTGACCTCTGGCGCCGCGAACGGCATGTCATCAAGCCGTTCCTGATCCCGCCATCCTGGCGCATCAGCCGTGCTCTTGATTGGGGGAGTTCAACTCCATTCTCCGTCGGCTGGTGGGCGGAGAGCGACGGAACCGAGGCGGACATTCCTGGGAAGGGACGGATGACTTGGCCGCGCGGCACATTCTTCCGTATCGGCGAGTGGTACGGAGCCAAGCCTAACGGCGACGGACTCAGACTGACCAGCAGCCAGTTGGCAGACGGCATCCTGGAACGGGAAAAGAAGCTCGGCATTGCCGGGCGGGTCAAGCCGGGACCGGCGGACAACCAGATCTTCGCCAGCACGGATGGCCCCAGTATCCACGACAAGATGCAGGTGCGCGGCATCCGGTTCACCGAGTCTGACAAGTCACCAGGCTCCCGCAAGATCGGTCTGGAGCTGATCCGCGAGCGTCTGCAAGCCACCCTGAAGCTCCCCATGGAGGAGCCTGGGCTTATGATCTTCGACCGCTGCACCGCATGGATCGACACGGTGCCCGTGTTGTCGCGCGATGAGTCCGACACTGACGACGTGGCCAAGTGCGCGTCAGACCACGCCTACGACGAGACGCGTTACATGCTGACCGCCAAGAAGCCATTTGTCGGACTCAGAACCGCCGGGACTTATAGGTAAAGGTTATGACCAAAGACGAACTCGAAGCCAGGCACCAGTTGTATCAGAGGTATGTCCAGCGATGGGCTTTCCATCAAGCAGCCTACGACGGTCCTGATGAGTTGCTTGAACAGAACCTTGTGCTTACCAGGTACACCGATCCGAACGACGCGAACGGCGGGGAGAGCGACGAAAACTTTCGCCGCCGCAAGCGGGAGGCGGTCGGGTTCGGTTACTCGCGCATGGTGGTGTCCATCATGGTGGAGTTTTTGAGCAGCCGGGACCCGGTTCGGGATTGGGGCGTGCTCGGGGCGGACGACCAGTTCATGGCGTTCATCTATGACTGCGACTACAGCGGCATGGACTATCAGGCCAAGCTCCTCCAAATGTCTCACTACGCTGGCGCCCTCGGTCATGTGGTCTATCTGGTGGACAAGCCGCCGGGCGGTGGAGGCACGGTCGCCACCGACAAGGCGAAACGCATCCACCCATATCTGGCCACCTATCTGCCCCAGGCGGTCCTTGACTGGACAATCGAGCGCGTGGATGGCGTGCCTACGCTTACGCGCATCAAGCTTCGCGACGACAATGGCGACATCCGTATCTGGACCGCTGAGACATGGGAGGTATGGAGGCTTGGCGAGGATGGCGATGGGGACGAGCCTATCCTGATCGACAGCGGGGAGAACCCACTCGGTGAGGTGCCGGCGGTGTGGCAGTACAATGAGCGCAGCCTCTACCCTGGGATCGGAGAGTCTGACCTTGGCACGGTCGCCCGCATCGACGCATCCATCATGCGGCTGTGGTCTCATGCTCAAGAGATCGCGGCCCTTGCGTCGGCGCCGATGCTCCAAATTCCTATTGCCAAGGAGGAGACCGGGGAGAGGTCGGTCCAGGCCGGGCCAGGGGTCGTGATCGAGTATGACGGAGACAACCCGACCGCAAAAGCTGACTGGCTTCGTACCGAGGTGCAGGGGCCGATAGCCGCCATTCTCTCCATGATCGAGCAGGCGGCGGCGGAGGTCTTCCGACCCGCAAATGTCGGGGCCCGGGCGACCAGCAAGACCGGCGGGGACGGACAGGCAAAGAGCGGCATCGCATTGGAGCGCGAGTTTCAACACCTGAATGCCCGGCTGCGGCGCCGCGCGGCCAACATCCAGGAGGCCGAGCATCAGATTATCCGGTTGGTCGCCAAATGGATGGGCAAGGAGAAGGCTGCCGATGCGGTGGTGGTCCAGTGGCCTGACGACTACGACGTGGACTCCTCCGACACCGTCATCGAGCGCTACATGACGCTGAGCACGGTGGTGCGGAGCGACGAGGCGACCGAACTGTTCTTGGGTCGCCTGTTGCGCCAGCTGCTCCCGGATGAGAGCCCGGACACCTTGGATAGGATCATGAAGGCCGAAATGGGGGCGCTGAATGCCGCAGACGGCACGGCGAGCGAGAATGACGGCGATGGCGAGCCGATGGTTGCCTGACCATGGCGGGCACCGACGACCTGCTCGAAGCGCTAGGCAAGGCGGGGGAGGATGGGATACGGCGCGCCATCAACCGGCTGAATGCGCAGTTGTTGGACTTGGCGGCCAGCGCCTACGCTGGGCGCGGCTACCCCAAAGTGACCTTCGCCCAGGCGCAAGAACTGGCGGCAGAGATGGCGGCGGCCTTCGCGCCCTACATGGCCGAGGCGAGGGCGCTCGGACGTACCCTGCAAAAGGTCAATAAGACTGTCATTTCAGACATGCGGGATGGCGGGTTCGCCTACTCTTTCGACGACGAAGACCAGGCGGTCATGGCGGGGCTCAGGTCAACCGCCGTAAACGACCTGACTCGATACGGACAGACCATATCGGACAGCGTGCGCAAGACCCTGATCGAGTCGGTGCTGACCAAGCGTAAATGGTCCGATCTGGAGGCAGACATCCGCCAAAAGGTGGAGGGATACAAGGACAAGCGCGGCCAGTCCTTGGCCCGCTACGCAGGGGTCTACGCCCGCGACGCGGTGCATGACTACCACGCAGGCATTCATGCCCACGTCGGCGAAAAGGCTGGCGTCACCCACTATCGGTACACCGGGACATCGGTCAAAGACTCGCGGCCCTTCTGTGTCGCTCGCGTAGGGCGGGTGTTCCCCATTGAGGACATTCAGAGTTGGGACGCCCTGGACTGGGACGGCAAGAAGCCCGGGCCAACCCTGATCAACCGGGGCGGGTACAACTGCCGGCACCACTGGCGGCCGGTGGATGTGCGGGATGTGGATGAGGGGGAGGTCGGGCTGGAAGGCGGCGCCGATGATGAGGCTACGAAGAAGGACAAGCCGCAGCCGCAGCAGGCAACAGCACCAGCAGCACCAGCAGCACCAGCAGCACCAGCAGCACCAGCAGCACCAGCAGCACCAGCAGCACCAGCAGCACCAGCAGCACCAGCCAGGGAGACGGCTAAAGCCCCTGACGAACTGATGCCAATCCTGGACATGCAGAAGGCGCTTGGGCGTTACATGCCGGATGGAGTCCCTGGTGAGTTGGCCGAATGGTGGGAGGACACCATAAAAGAACATCCGCAGAAGGTGATCGAGGCCTTCACGGCTGGCGTACCTGATAATAAATACTTGGTGCGGAATGCCACGATCGAGTGGAATCCTTATAAGAAGATGGCGTCAGTTGTAAGCTATGGGGCTGGCATTAAGGAAATCAGACGCAATTTCTTGCGAGATTCTGATGGCAGACTGGTCGTTGAGCATGACACCCTGGTAATAGATGTGAGGCTGCAAGGCCAGGGGGTGACCAAGCGGATTTTCCGCGATAGCTACGCCCTATACCGCAGAATTGGTGTGCAGCGCATTAACGTGCATGCTAATATCGATATTGGTGGTTATTCCTGGGCGCGGTATGGATTCGTGCCAGAACAGACCTATCGCGGGCTGGAAAGCGCGCAGGACGACGCGCGCAAGAGGTTCGACTTGATTGCTGATCAACTTGACCAGGATACGCGGTCTAATCTGCAAGGCCTGCTGTCGAGCGATGATCCATATTCATTGTTGGACATCGCCGACATTAAAACCACAGTGAGGTTTACCTTCCCAAGCAATAGCTCAAGACGAACGGCGGAGGTTGAAACTACCGTGGGCAAGGCGTTGTTGATCGATAGCGACTGGTTTGGGTTCATCGATATGGATGACCGGCGCATGACCGAAAGGTTGGAGGGATACTTGGGGCTGAACAATGGCTGACCAAGGAAGAAGCGAAGCAAGAGAATGCTTTTCCGTCGATAAAGACGGCAAGAAAGTTGACGCATGGATTCATGCCGAATTGCTTGGGAGCGAAGCGGCAGACCGGTTCGTGTCCGAGCAGGCCGTCAGACGCGCCATCAAGCGTGGGGTGAAGCCTGACTCCGCAAAGAGGATGTACGGCTACAGACCAAAGTCGGAAAGCGATATCATCTAATCCGACTGGAGAGTAGAAGTATTGCCCGACAGACCCGCCCATTGTGGCGGGTTTTGTTGTTCATGGCCCCGACGCTCATGCGTGCGGGGTTTTTTCATGGGCGGAAGCCCAAGCAATCCATCGGGCCGGAAGGCCCACATCAAGGACACGGCCAGCCGGAAGGCTCGGCCAAGCGCGGAAGCGGAGTGAAACACATGCCTTTTGAGCTGATGAAGACCGAAGACGGCCACGTAAAGTTAAGCGACGACGGCCACCCCGTCTACAGGGACACAGAGAGCGGAGCGGAAACGCCGATCAACGGGCCGCAGGCGCTGGAGAAGATTACCAGCCTGAACAGTGAGAACAAAAAGTGGCGAGAGCAGTACGAAGGCGCCAGCGAGAAGGCGAAACGTTTCGAGGCCATCGGTGACCCGGAAGTGGCACTCAAGGCACTTGAGACCGTCAAGGCGCTTGATGACGGCCAGCTTGTGAAGGTTGAGAAGCTGGAGGCCGCGAAGAAGGAGGCCATCTCCGGGCTTCAGGCTGAGCTTGAGCAGGCGCGCCAGACGCTCCAGCGTGAGCAAGCGGCCTTCGAAAGCGCCGCAAAACTTCGCCTGTTCGGAGGCGACACCTTCAAGGGGACGCGCTTTGAGGGCGTCGAGGAAGCGGCCTACAGCCTTTTGGCCAATAGCCTTGAAGTCGTCCGAAATCGGGAGACGGGGGCCGTGGCCTACGGCGCCGATGGCCAGCCCGTCATCATCGCCAAGCACAACGGCGAACCGATCATCAGCCAAACCCAGCACGGCGAAACCGCCACTGGGCAAGAAGCACTGCAACTCCTCCTCGCCAAAAGCGGCTTACGCGACCGCATCCAGATGACCGCAGGCGGCTCAGGAGCCAGCGGCGGCCTGGGTGGCGGGAAAGGCCCGCTCACGCCAGAGGCCGTCAAAGGGCTCAGCATGGGCGAATATGCGAAAGCGCGCGCTGATGGGAGGATCAAATAATCAATGCCACCACACGGAGTAACATATCATGACTGCAAATGTTCTGATCACCGCCGATACCCTCGCCCGCGAAGGCGTGATGGCGCTTGAGCGGACCATCGTTTCCCCTCGCTTGGTGTACCGCGACGCCACCCAGGATTTCACTGGCGGCGCGAAAGGTGACACCGTCGTGCTGCGTAAGCCATCCACCTTCGTCGCGGACGAGTTCGATGGTGACACCACGCTGCAATACGGGGCAGAGTCAAGCGTGAATCTGACCCTGGACTACCACTTTGACGTGTCATTTCCGCTGACGGCGAGGGACCTGACGCTGTCTCTCGATGACTTCACCGGGCAGTTCGTTGCCCCTGCTATGCGGGCTATCTCAAAGAGCGTCGGCGATTACGTGGCCAGCCAATACATCGGCATCCCGTATTTCGCTGGGACGGCTGGGACCCCCCCGGCGGAGCTGGCCGACCTGACCGGACCTGGAGAGGTGCTTGACAGCAATTTTGCGCCTCCTGATGATCGTTTCGGTCTGGTTTCGTCCAGGACCAAGGCGAGCATGCTGTCTATTCCTGAGGTCGTCAGCGCTGAGAAGCGCGGCGACAATGGAACGGCCCTGCGCACGGCGTCTGTCGGGAACGTCATGAATATCGAGTATTTCATGGACCACACCGTGAAGACTCACACCTGTGGCACCTGGCAGGCTGGGACGTGCGTGGTGGACGGAGACGTGGACGCGGACGCCACGACCATGGACATCGATGGTGGCGTGGGCACCGAGACCCTGCTGAAGGGGGATATCTTCACCGTGGCAGGCGTCACTGGCCAGTATGTGGTGACCGCCAACGCCACGGCGACCGCCGGTGCAGCGACCGGGGTTGCCTTCTACCCCGCCGCCCCGACTGGCGGCTTCCCTGATGACTCCGCGATCACCATCATCGCCTCTCACACGGCGAATATTATCGCGCACCCCCACGCCATCGCCCTTGCCCTCGTGCCGCCGAATGTGCCGCGCTCCAATGTGGACGCCGCCTATATGAACTACAACGGCGTGAGCATGCGCGTTGTCATCGGCTGGGACCCTGCCAAGCAGCAGGATGTTGTCTCCTTCGGCGTCCTCGCCGGCGCCGCGCTCATTCAGCCAGAGCTGGCCTGTCGTCTGCTGGGCTGATCTGCAACATGACACCAAGAGGCCATGACGGGCGGCCCTTCGCGGGGCCGCTCGTCGGCGTCTGGAGAGAGATATGTCTAAGATGATCACGCTTTATCGCGGCAAAGACACCGCGCGGCTTGACGCTGGCAACGCCACCGGCATTGCGCGCTTCAAGGCCAAGGGCTGGACCGATAAGCCTCCCAAGGAGGCGCCGAAGCCAGCCCACACCACCGACAGCCAGGACGGCGCGGACGACGCTCCCCATCAGTCCGAGCCAGATGCCGCTGATGGCTCCTACACCATCTCCGGCAACGCTGGGTACTGGAAGGTCGAGAACGCCGACGGATCTATTGTATTCGACCCGCCAGGGCGCGGCCAGGAGGCTAAGGACGCCTGCGAGGCATGGATCATCGAGCAGATCGGTGAGGGCACCTGACCGTGGCCGAGTTCTGTTCCATCTCCGATCTGACGGAAGAGCGGGCCGACATCTACGGCCTGATGTCAGAGGACGACGCCGCGTTGACGCTTAAGATCGAGGAAGCCGGGTTGATCCTCGACAGGGACCTGAAGGCGAAATGGTTCCGCCCCACCTACCCTGACGCCGAGGCCTTAGGCATCGTCTACAGCCGCGACGACCTGGAGTTGTCAGAGCTGAAGCGATCTGGAATTTTCCTCACTCTGTCAGAGAGCTTCCGCTTCCTCGCACAGGACGCGGGCGACGACATCCGCCACGGGCTGGCTGAGTACTATCGGGGGCTCTATGAAGACGAACTTGCCAAGGCCATCGCGGCGGGGCTGACCTACAGCGCCAGCCAGACAGAGCCTATCCAGACAGGAGGTGGGTTCCGTATGGGGTACAAGATGCTGGTGCGCGCCTGATGGCGGTCGTGATTGATGACCGGATCGGCGATCTACGCCCGATCCGAGATCCAGTTCAGGCGCTCAGGCGTATCGGGCTTTTTCTGGCCGACTCCATCATCGAGGCCACGCAGGGTGGCAAGGGGCCGGATGGGCAACGTCTTCCCGGCTACTCCAAACGGTGGGCCATGGTCCGCCGCAAGCACGGGCGGCAGACAAGCCGCCGTGATCTGAATTTCAATGGAACCATGCTCAGCAGCATCACCCAGCGCATCGAGCGCATGGGCGATGGCGTGGCGGTTCGCCTCTTCTTCGCGCGGCCAGAGGATGGCCTGAAGGCCCATGGGCACCATCATGGGAATCCCAAAACTAGGTTGCCAGCGACGCGGTTCTTCAGCCTGAACGACAAGCGGCGCGAGAGGGCCACGCGCATCATCAGGGAAGAGATGAATGGCTGACACAACGCACCGTGAAGAGATCATCACCACCCTGGTTGCGGCCCTCGAAGGCATGTCAGGTGTGAAGATCGTGAAGCGTGAGCTTCCCTTTGATGCGGCCGACCTTCAACGGCTGTTCCCATCCGGGCAGACCCCGGGCATCGCCGTTGGCTTCGGCCTCCCGGAGCCAGAGAAATACGCAAGCTCGCCGACCGGAGACGTCGCGCGCGTCCCGGTGCTGGTCCGGCTCGAAGGGGGCGTGGCACTGTACGGCAGCACGGGCAAGGACGACGTGGCCGATACGGTAATCAGTGCCCAGGCAAGCGAAATGCTGCGCATCCTTCATGCCCCCGCGACATACGCCGCTGGAGTGGTCGCGAAGATCGTCACCCCTGACCCAATCGTGTACATCAAACAGCCGTACTACGGCTTTGGCTTTGATATAACCGTCACATACAAGCCTACAAACGACACCATCTAATCGGAGACTGAAGCAATGACCGCCCCTCCTTCGCGTATCACTGAAAACTTCACCCTCGGGCGCGGGCGCGCCTATCTTGCAATCCTGGATCAAACCACCAAGCAGCGTACCGGAGTGCGTTATTTCCTGGGAGAAATGCCGGAACTGAACATTTCTGCCGATGAGGAGACCATCGAGTATTTCACCAACCTGGAAGGGTTGCGGAATAAGGTGATGGAAATTCCGTATATGTATGACGTGACTTTCAGCGGTCAACTCGACGAAATGGCCCAACAGAATCTGGAGCTGCTCTACAGCACCACCAAAGCCACCGTCAGCCAGGCGGCTGACACCGATGTCGCTTTCAGCATCGCCAGCACCACCAAGGGTTCCGGGTATGACCTGGGTAAGAAGGTGATTTCGAACTTCGTCTGTGCGGGATTGGACGCATTCGATGAGGGCGATGCCAATGATCCGAAGGACTACATCATCGACTACGATCTAGGAATCCTGTGGATCAGCCTGGACGGCGCCATCCCAGACGCAACCGCCCTGACCGGCACTATCGACTGCGCCGATGTGGACGAGGTGGAGATGGCGGTGAATGAGGCTGGCGACACCCTGTATTCCTTCATCTACCAAGGCACCGGTCCGGTCGGCCAGAACTACCGCTGGGAGGTGCCCGCGTGCCGATTCAAGGCCGGCGGTGACACCAGCCTCGTGACCGAAGGAAACAATCACCAGCAACTCCCTTTCACCGGCACAAGCCAGAAACTTGCCGATGAGCCGGTGATGAAGATCATCAAGCGCGCTGCGTGATGAACCGGCTGGCCGCGATCCGGCTGTTCGACCAAGGCCTATCGATCACGCTCGAAAGTGGGGCGGCCGTTTCCATCCGGTCTCCAACTATTGAGTTGGTGGACCGGATAGGGCGCATGGCCGAACAGCCGATCGCGATCATCGAAGCCCTGACAGGTCTCCCACGAGAAAGCGTGCAGGAGCTGGACGCCGCTACAGTGATGGAGCTGCGCGACAAGGCGATTGCCCTGTACCTGGCCGAGCATGACCGCCTTGCCGAAGTGATCGGAGGGCCGAGCAGGGGCGAAGACGGGCCAGAGTATGAGAAGGCCGAAGACAGCAAGGATGGCCTGGTCAGGGTGTCCCACGCGCTTGTCTCAAGAGGGCATGATCTGGCGGACATCGTTCACTACCCGCTCAGCATGCTGGGGACGTTGTGGCGACAGACCAGGGAGGACATGGCCATGGATCGGGCTATCATGGCGAGAACCATCAGGATCGCTGTGTGGGGCGGGGATGATGCCTACGTGGACCTGATGACAGACTTGTCCGGAGGTCTAGATGGCGGACCGGCTGCCACGAAGGATGATGACCCTGAGCAGGGGTGGTTCCGGCTCGCCGGAAAATGCGACTCACTGAAGAAATGAACGGCCCCAGATCGGGGCTTTTTTATTGGACATAGACATGGCCCAAGACCAGCAAATGAACATCATCGTGCGCATGGTCGATAATACGACCAGCGCACTGCGCGGCATCCTGGGCCAGTTTGGTAGCCTGAAAACGGAGGCGACGGCAGCCGGTGCTGCGGTGGACCGTCTCCCGCGCAAGGTCAGCTCGGTCACCGGCGCGCTGGCCGGCATGGCCGCCAAGGGCGCGCTGGCAGTCGCTGGGTTCCTCGGCCTGACATCTGCCATATCCGGACTGATCGGCGCCGTGCGAGAAGGCATCGCCGGATTCGCGGCATTCGATGACGCCATTCGCGAGGCTGGGGCCAAGGCCAACGCCACGACCGAGGACATGAAGGCGATGCGCGCCCAGGCGGCGGAGCTGGGCGAGACCACCAGCTTCTCAGCCTCTCAGGCAGCTGAGGGCATGACTTACCTAGCCATGGCCGGGCTCGATGCCCAGGAGGTCATGGCCGCGATGCCTGGCGTGCTGAAGCTGGCCGCCGCCGAACATATGGAGCTGGCCCGGGCGGCTGACATCGCCACCAACATCATGTCGCAGACCGGGCAGGGCGTGGAGGACTTAAGCCACATCCTCGACACCCTGGCCTATGCATCATCGAACTCGAACACCAATATCGAGGGCTTGGGTCTGGCCATGCAGTACGCCGGCGGTCTGGCCACCGGAGCGAACCAAACCTTCGAGGAGACGGCTGCGGTCCTGGCCGTCCTTGCTGATGCAGGCGTCCGTGGGGAGCGGGCAGGTACGGCGCTTCGCGGCGCTTTCACTCAGCTCCTTCATGGGACGAAGGAACAGACGGAGGCGCTTGACGCTCTTGGGGTTTCGATCACGGATTCGCTCGGTGCCATGCGGCCGATGGGCGACATCCTGCGGGACCTGGCCATGGCCGGGGCAGACGCTGGCGACATGGTGGCGATCTTCGGGTCAGAGGCGGGCGCCCAACTCGCCAACACCATGACTAAGTCAATTCAGCGGCTGGACGAATTCCGCAATGGAATCGAGCTTGCTGGGGGGACTGCTGAGCGTCTCGCTGACCAGATGGAGGCAGGGCTTGGCGGCGAGGTCCGGAGACTGAATTCCCTTTGGGAGTCATTCACCAACACCCTCGGCGAGGACTTCGGGGCGCCCATCGTATCTGGGCTTTCAAGCGTGGTGGATGGCCTGAAGGAGGCCTACAAGTACACCAAGGACTGGGGGGGCTATTGGGCGACCACCTTTGCCTCCGGGCTTCTCGCCGTCAACTGGGCTACCGTAGCCGGTGGGATCGGCACGGTCACCACGGCGGCGATCACGGCAGCAGGGGCATTGAGAACCTTCGGCGCGGCAATGCTGTGGGTGGTGACGAAGCCTGTGCAGGCGCTGCTTGTCGGGCTGCTGTCTGTCCGGTTCGCGTTGTCGGCGATCAACCCCCTGGCCGCTGTGTTGACCGCAGCGGCTGCGGCCATCGGGTACGTCAGGTATAGGCTGAACGAATCCAATATCGCATACGAAGCGACTGGCAAGCTGTTGGAGCAGGCGCGGCAAAAGGTGGACGAACTGGCGAAGGCCGCGCCCGAGGCCGCGCGCGCCGTGCGCGATCTTGCCAGCGGGAACCGCGAGGCCACCCAGTCGGCCATGGACCTGGTGAGCGCTGGCGGTGAACTTGGATCGGCGCTGGACCGCATCGCTAAGGGGCATGTCTCCGCCGCTCAGGAATACGCAGATGCGCAGGCCGCACAGAGGCAGGCGATGGATCAGCTGCGGGGAGCGGCGAAGGGAAGCGACGCGGCCATTGAGCTGGAGGCGGTCGTTAAGCAAAAGCAGGCGCTTGCGGAGGCGCTTCGTGGCCTGGTCAGCGACGAGAAGGCATGGGAGGATGCCTTGTCGCGGACGCTGGAGGTGGCGAAGGAGTACGGCGGTGAGATCGTGAAAACCGTCCAGCGCATCGCCGATGGGGAAGTGACGGCGGCGGCCACGGCGGAGCGGCTGCGGGAGGCTGGATCACCATTTGCTGACCGGATGGCTGAGCTTGCGAAGTTGGAAATTTCCCGAGCTGAAATCGAGAAGAAAGCGGCCAGCGTCAGGGCGAAGGTCCGGGAGCAGACGATTGAACAGCTCAAGGCTCAGCATCAGTTGCTGGCCAGGGAGGCCATCGACCTTGAGCGGTCAAACAGTTTCATCGGAGAGAACAACGGGAAATTGGCGGGAAACGTGGCGCAAAGGAAACGCATCCTTGAGGCAATAGTAGGCATGCGTGAGGCTGGGCGCGCGGAGATGGAGGAGCAGAAGGCAGCCCAGGAAGTTGAGCGTGAGCGAGCGTTGCAGGCGCGGGAGCGGGCACAGATTGCCAGGGTGGCGAGAGAGGACGCGGCCAAGGCAGCGGAGCAGTCTATCAAGACCTACGAGGACGAGGCGAAGGCGATAGAACGCGCGATGGACCTGCGCCAGAAAGCCCTTGACACCCTGCTTGGCAGTGGCCTGATTTCCGAGAAGCAGCATGTCGCCAAAATCGCTGACCTGAACGAGGAGAAGTACCAACAGCTCGAAGACCTGGCCAGCAGGCACGCCGCCACGGTCAAGGCTGGGCTCGGTGAAGAGTCCAAGGAATACCGAGAGGCGTCGGCGGAAGTTGTCCGGATAGCGACCGACCGCGCGCAGGCTCGCATGGACGCGGCGACCCGGGCTTCAGATTGGGTGAAGGGAAAGCTAAAGGAGGAGCAAGACGAGCTTAAGCGTCTCAGGAAAGAGGCCGAGGACGAGCACAAGCGCAGCGCGGATGTGATCCAGTCCATCGACGACGCCATCCGCGACAAGCGGCGCCAAGGCATGGACGAGGAGGCTCAACAGCAGGACATTCTGACCGAGGCCAGAGAGAAGGCGGCGCAGGCGCGGAAGGCGTTGGACGAGGGGAACGCCAGCGCGGCCCGCGACCTGGCGCAAGAGGCGGCGTCGGTCTTCCAACAAGTGAAGGACATCAACACGTCGGTGAAGGGGCTAGAGGGCGTGCGTAAGATCGCCACGGAAGCCGCGGCGGCCATCGACAAGCAGCAGCAGGCGCTTATCGACGCTCAGGAAGCACAGGTTCGCGCGGTGGAAAACCTCCAGCGCCAGATCCAGACCTATATCGGGCGCCTGATCGAGGCCATCCAGAGCTTCGAGCGCGCGGTCCAGGGCGCGGGGCCGAAGGTGGTTGGGGTGGAAGCTGACACCAGCCAGGCGAAGGCCGACATCCAGGACCTGACCAGGGAGGAGGAGAAGCACATACGAGCCAGGCTCGATGCAGAGGAGGCCAGGCGCACGGAGCTGGAAATCACGCGCGACGGCAACAAAACCATCATCACCCACGCCAACACCCAGCCCTTTGATTCAGCCCTCCAGATGATCACCTCCCAGGACGGGACGAAGACTATCCATACCATCGCCGAGCATGGGGCTTTCGATACCGATCTGGCCGTGATCCAGGAGGATGGGCATAAGCGCATCATCACCGAAGCGGACACGGGTGAGGCGGATAAGGACCTGGAGGGCGTGACGGCCGAGGAGCGTGCGGCGCCGATCATCGCCATGGCCGACACTCAGCAGGCGGTGGGCGAACTGGATGCGGTCGCCGCCGCCGGCCGGCAGGCTAACATCGTTGCCACCTCGACGGGAGAGCCAGCCCGTGGGAAAATCGCTGAGATCGCTGGGCGAGATTGGCGCGCGACGATCAAGATCGATACGCCGAACTACGCGAAGGTCATGTCGGCCTTCAATAGGCTGACGGTTACCGGGCACAAGACGATCCTGATCCACTACCGTACAGCGGCGAACGCCGGCGGCCCGGTCCTGCCAGTCGGGCTCAACGGTGGCGGGTCGGCGCCGCATCCTCAAGGCCAGCTTCCTGGGTACGGCACACGCGACACCGTGCCAGCGATCCTGACCCCTGGCGAGTTCATCACCCGGGCGCCAGCCACCAAGGCAATCAGCAGTGTTGCCCCCGGGCTCCTTGACGCCATGAACCGCGTCAGCACAACCGGGGACGCGCGGGCGCTTCTGGACAAGATGCGGTTTGACTTCCCTGAGCCGTCGCGGCCATCGATCAGTGGCTTCAACCAGGGCGGCATTGTGGGTGGAGGACAGGACTTGGTGCAGCGACTGGCGGGAGGGAAGGGCGGAGACATCCATATCAGCCAGGCGCCTATCAGCGTTGAAGTCCACCAGCAACCTGGCGCCGACGCTAGGCAGATGGGTGACGCGGTGGCGCGGGCCGTGGCCGATGCGGTTGACAGGAACACAGCCGGGCTCAGAACCGCGATAAGAGAGGCCGCCCGTGGGTAAATTTCGCTACTGCACAGAAGACGTTTGCGCAGGGGCCGATGTGGTTGTGGTCGGGCTCACCGAAGACGAGGAGTCTCCGGCGGAAAACCTGACGGACGGGCAGCCGTGGAACCCCGCGCGGTTCACCGGCACATCCGGCTCGCTGTCCGTGGCCGTCGATGCCGACGTGGATTTCGTCCTGGTCCACCATCACAACTTGTCCGCGACCGGCACGCTCTCGGTCTCCATCAACGGCGGCGCCGCCGAGCCCATGAGCACAGCCGGCTACGGCTTCATCGCCTATCTGGACACCGTGGCGGCGACCAGTATCCGGGTGGATGTGTCAGATCCAGATCGGACCGCGCCGCTACGCCTCGGTGGTCTCTATGCCGGCACCTTGATCCAACCATCCAGGGACCATGCATGGGACTGGCGGGAGACGGTAAGCGTGACGGAGAGGCGGCATGCACTGGATGGCGGCGGGGAGCGGCGTCTCCCTATCGGCGAGAGGGTCGAGTATGAGCTGACATGGGGCGACATGACGGACGCTGACCAGGGCGACGTGACCGCCTTCGTCCGCGCGGCGCAGCGCACCGAAGTTCCATTCGTGGCCATCATCGGGGACATCCCCAGGGTGGTGTCGATCAGCGGCGGCGCCCAGTTCATCCGGGTATTCGCGGTCGCGGGTTTCGAAGCGCACCCACGGGACGACTACCCAGTCCCGCGCACGCATGCGTCAAGCGCTGTTAGGCTCATTGAAGCTGGAATCGGGATCGATCTCGCATGAAAGTCTACACCACCACCGTCGAGCTGACCGCAGTGGACGGCGCCATCTACCGGTGGGCAAGCCATCCTGTAACGACCGGTGGGGCTTTCTTCCCCGGTGGTTTGATCCGGAAAGGCTCGGTCAGCCGCGACACCTCAGACCCAGGCAGCGCCATGGTGACGTCGAGCTATGGCTGCACGGTGTCAGACCTGGGAGGGATCATCACCGATCCGGATACCCTTGATGGCGGCGGGTTGATCGTCAAGCTGCTGACAGTCGAGCAGGCGGAGCGCTCGATTGACTTGGTCTACAGCGAAGACGGCCAGGCGGTCAACTCCGATGACGGCACGCTGGTGCAGCGCGGGCTCGACCTGGACGGACAGGACACATTGTTGCACGAGCGGAGGATCTTCACCGGTCTCGTGGTCAGCACCGAGCTTGCCGATGGGCAGGTGATGATCGGCGCCCGGTCCATGGATCATGCCTGGCGCGGTAGGCGGTTCGTCACGACCATCACCAGGGAGAGGTTCCCGAACGCAGCTGAGTCCGCCATCGGCTCGGTTGGCCCGATCATCTATGGGACGGTGGACGCCACCGCATCGGAGGCGGCGGAATGAAGGCTCGCGTCAACATCGAGGCGACAGATGACACCCGCGTTACCGCCACGTCCGCCGACTACTCCAGCGGCAGGCTGGCAGATGCCATCGTGGGGGACACGGCGCGCGTATGCCTGACCTTCGATGGGTGGGGGTCGCGCATCCCCTGGGGCGCTCTCGATCCGGATGACGTAGACGTCTACCTCTATGTCCACGGGTATCTGTCAGACGGCGCCGCGGTATCGGTCTACGAGTCCACGCACGCCGACGAGCCCACGGAGGCGGACTTCGGCGCCTACACAGGGTCGGCCCTTGATGCCGTCACGTGGGAGGTGGAATGGAATCGCTTCAGCCTCCCGTCCGACTGGGTGCGCGAGCGCATCATGGCCGAAGAATCCATCAAGCTGATGCTGCGGTCAACCACCGGCACCAGCGGCATGGTTTTCCTGGAAGACTCCGGATCGAATCGGCCACATCTCCAAATCCGGTGGCGCCTACCGGTGCCCGCGCCACTGCCCCCGATCCGGGAGACGGACGCGGGATATGTGGCGGCGATCATCGCGCCCGGGGACGAACCGAACTGGGCGCGCGTCGAGGCGCGCATGCGTAGCGGCGCCGCGGTGGAGTATGACGAAACCCAGTACCTGGCCAACAACCCGGACGTGGCGGCGGCGGTGTCGGGCGGCGGGTACACGTCGGGATGGGATCACTATGTCCAGTGGGGCATCCCTGAAGGGCGGAACGCGGGAACGGTCGGTGACAGTGCTTGGCTGTCAGGCGTCCGCGTCCCTGCCGTCACCGTCGAGGGCTCCGAGTGGACCGGGCGGGGGCCGCAATCCATCGTCCTGCCCATCAACGACACGGCAGGCACGGCAAACGTCCAGAAGTTCGTGGCCTTCGAGGGAGAGGGACGATTGGTTGTCCGGGCGTTCGCTGTCGGCGCAGATGGGACGACCGCCGTCGGGCCGAGCCTCGGCGCCTTGCTGGACTGGTGGCCCAAGCAGATCGCGGTGGAAATCGTGGTCAAGCAGGCGACGACGACGGGCGAGGCGATTGCGTTGCTCGCCTATTCCGTTGGTTCAGACATCAAGCTGGCCAGGGTCAGAATCACGAACGACTCGACGATCATCGATGGCACGGTGTCCATCGGCTCCAGCCTTTCGCAGTACGACCAACCGGCGGGCGCCAGCCGGACAATCGACCTGACCCTGATCGAGGAGGGCGTGTGCGCCTTGGTTTATGCGCGGGGCGATGGTGGGGCCAAGGGGTACTACCGGCGCGTGGTCGCTGACGCGGACACCTTCACGGTTGGGGATGAGGTGCTGGCGCTTGATCCATACGAAATGGGGGTAGTCGGCGCGCCTGACCATACGCACATGGCCATAATCGGCACATACAGTAATTACGGCATTGAGAACTGGAATTTTAGGCGTCCTATACTGTATTTGCCCTTATCGCATAAGCTGTTTTCGATCATTGTCCCACAAGGCGAGCAGTGGGAAATAAAGGTCAGCACTGAATACGGGCACACGCATGCTCTCCCGGTTTATTCATGGGACGATGTGCCACATGATGAAGGCTATTTTATGTTAATCGGAGTGCCGCCAAGGATAAGGAAGGCTGGGACGGCATGGGTAGAGACTGAAGATGCTGAAGGTCATATGCATAGGCTGACTATCGAATGTGACCCAGAAATGAATATTCTAACAGACGATTATGGCGAGGGGTATACGTGGGGGCATTACCAGCACTACCGCAACTTTTGGGCAATGGCAGACACGAGGGATGCGTTTATTTTCAACGTGTGGGGTGCTGATCTTGGCATATGGGCTGGTTATGAATACGTTCCTGGCAATATAGGTCAGCCTGTTCTGACAGAGCCGGATGCGCCGCCGAGCACTGGCCTTGAGGTTGAATTGAGCGAGGAAAGCACGGCCGAACACCCCCTCGAAGAGTCATCCATCGACAACCTGTCCGCCGTCGTCGTCGAACACCCCACCCACGTCGGCAAGGCCATCATGCTCGCCTACGGCCTGACCGATGGCGCCGACTCCATGGCCCAGGGCATGCGCATCGCGTGGGCCAAGCTGGATGGGGACGGGCTGGCCGATATGGTTCTGAACGACGGCAGCCAGCCGCTGAACACCGGATTCTACCCGAGCTTCACCAAGCTCGGCGACGGCATAGACGAGCGCGTGCTGATGCGGACCCGCTGCGGAGTCACCGGGGTGGAGCTGGCATGGGACGGCATCCATGTGACCGGCGCCATGCAGCTCGGGGACCCGGGGATTCATTACTCCCGCGCGGTGAAGGTGGACAAGTCAACCGCCATCGTCCCCTACCACAAGGTCGTTCTCGACGGCAGCAAGGCACTCTACCAGCAATGGATGGCGTGCGTGACCTTCGAGGCGGGCAAGGCCACTCGCGGCATTTGTTCGTCGAGCAGCCAGTCACCAGCCATGGACCAGCTTGTGAAGAGGTGGGAAAAGCTGATCAAGGAAATCCAAGTCGGCGACGCGAGCGCGCCGTACTCGCCGCCAATCGTCTGCTCAGGGGACCGCCAGACTGGCGTGATCCTGTTCCACGACACTTTGAGCGCCATGCGGGTGCGCGGCGTGGTGCAGGACGATGCGGCCCATCTCTCAGAGGGCACCCATGTCCTGACTGGAGACGTTGCATGGGCTGGGTATCGTCGAGGTGATATCCAAGATGGGTCAGAGGTTGATCGACCGCTCATTGCGTTTGACAGCGGTCTAATTCCGGAGGAGGTCCTCCGCCAGGTGAGAACGGCGTCTCTCGTCCTGAGGTGGGTGACGGCAATCGGCGGCGCCACTGTCCGGATGCATGTGGTGGCCAGCGAATGGTCGCCGTCAAAGGAATTGGAGGTGGGCGACTTCACTAGCTTCACGACGCCGAGTCTTGGGTTCGCAGACATACCGGTTGGTATGCACGAGTCTGTGGCAATTCAGCTCAACGAAACTGGGGCGGCATATGTCCGCGACAATCGGGGCAGAGTGTCGTTCATGTTGGTGCAGGGGCTGGCAGAACTGGAAGGCGGCGAGTTGCCGTTCGGCGAGTCGAGGATTTCCTTCTCAAGCGCCGATGCGGACGAGGAAGACCGGCCGACGCTTGAGCTTACCCCTCGCGTGACGCCGGCTGGCGTGGTCCACCGCGTACCGAAAGACGTGTGCAAAGACGTTGGGTGGGGCTGGTGGTCAGGGTTTTGCCATCCGGAGATGCCAGCCACCCAAGAGGCATGCTGTGCCGCCGGATTTGACTGGGTGAATGGGGCATGCGTGGACCTTTCGGTCTACGACCGGCATGACCAGGAGGAAGAGGCTGGTACGTTCTGGATCGGGGGCCGAGCCATGCGGCGTGATCTGGCTGGCGCCATCCCACTGGTCTGCATCGATGCCATCGAGAACAAGTGGCTGGTCGCCATGCATGCGTGCCACTCGGTGACCGCAGTCTTTGCCACCACGTCGGACCAGGACCGCGGACTTGTTGACCGGTGCGGCGGATGGTCCTGGCAGGTTGAGGCGCACGAAGACGGCCTTGATGGGATGATCACCACCGTCACCATTGAGGAAGACCCGCCGGACCCTGAAGCCGGTGAGGTGCTGGTGAATGTCAAGGGCATGATCGATGGCGCGGGCGCCTTGATCGACTCACTCCCGGACGCCCTGGCCCACTTCGCCGAGAACTATTGGGGCGTGACTGATCGCAACGATGCGTCCTTTGCCGCGGCGAAGGCCAGCATGGATAGCCGTGGCCTGAAGCTGGCTGGGGCGATCCTGGACGACGCCGACGCCCAGCGGGTGGCTGAGTCCATGGCTGGCGCCCACTATGTCGCGGTCTACTGTGACATGGATGGGCGCCTCACCATCCAGGAGCTTGGTGAGTCATGACGATCTACTCCCATGAGAACGCCATCATCCAAGGGACTCTGCGGAACAGCACCGACTCAAGGGAGTTGGCGACCGGCATCGAGGGTCAATTCAAGCCAGACTTTGCCGGCGGCCATGGCTACCGCCAGGTGGAGCGGCAGGACGACGCGGGGACGCTGGACCGCATAGGCCGTGAGTTGATCCAGGAGCGGAGCCTTGCTTGGGTCCGGGTGCGCGACACTGCGGTGGATGTGGTCACCAGGATCATGTCGCGAGCTGCGGAGGCGCGGCGCCTGGTGACATTCTCTATTCCCATTGATGTCGCCCCGGATGATCTTTTTGAGGTGATCGAGGTGCGCCAGATTTTTCACCCAACCGCTTTCTCCGGGCTGGTCGTCGGCATGGCCTTTGACCTTGATGGGCTCACCGCTTCTCTGACCGTGGAGGTCATCGATGGCTGATCACAAAAGGCTGACCGGCACAGACCTTCATGCCGGTCTGATTGAGGCGACCGGGAACGGCTCCCCCGTCGGGGTGTTCACGCCGAGCGCGGCCAGGGTCCTTTACCGAGACGACAGCTCGGGCGCTCTGTGGTCATCGACTGGGGCGACAGACCAGGACTGGATGATCGTGCCCGGGGGGGCCGGAGATGTCGCGGCCCATGTGGCCGACAAGGACAACCCACACGAGGTCGATCACACCGACGTAGCCAGCGACCAAGAGTGGTGGAACGCAGCGCAGATCAAGAGCCTCGACGTAACGGACGATGCCCCGGCTGATGGTGAGGTCCTGGCATGGAGCGTGGCCGACGACAAGCTGATGTGGACGGCGGCGGGCGCCGCGGCTCTCGCCGCGCATGTGGCCGATCCGGACGCCCACGGCTGGGACCCGGACGAGGCGATTTACAATGCCAGTCAACTGCAAGGGCAGGACGTCGCCGCCACAGCTCCATCGGACGGCGAGGCTCTTGTGTGGAGCGATGGATCAGGCGCATATGTGCCGTCCGGCATCCTGACTCTGACCCTATTCACCGACCATACGGACGACGATGAGAACCCTCACGCTGTCACGGCGGCGCAGGTTGGCAGTGGCACAGCCCAGTGGAACGCAAGCCAGCTCCAGGGCATTGACATCACGGAAGACGCCCCCGCAGATGGACAGGCGGCGGTCTACAGCTCGGCGGCTGGAGAGGTGGTGTGGGGCAACGTCCTGACGCAGGCTTTGCTAGAAGAACACGCCGAAGACACGAACAACCCTCATGACGTCACGGCGGCTCAGGTTGGCAACACGACCGCGCAATGGAACGCAAACCAACTCCAGGGCCGCGCCATCTCCGCCACCCCGCCGACCACGGGCCAGGCACTGATTTACACCGGCACCGAGTACGCCCCGGCTGAGCTTGCGAGCGCCGATGCCATGGGAGAGCACCTCGCCCGCACCGACAACCCACATGACGTGACGGCAACCCAAGTGGGACGGCTGATCGCGCAGTGGAATGCGGCCTTCATTTGGGGCAACGAAATCTCCGGCGCGACCCCCGTAGATGGTCAGGTGCTGACTTGGGATGACGGATCGGAGCTTTGGACGCCAAAGCTCCCACAGACCGTCCCAGGGCTGACGCTCGAAGTCCACGACGCCGTGATTCAAGAGGGGGCCCTTGTGGCCTTGGTCAATGACGGCGGCATAGTCAAGGCGGTGCCCGCGAATGCCGCCGATCCGGACCTGGTTGCAATCGGCGTTGCCGACTCCACCGAGGTCCCAGGAGAGAACATCACAGTCCGAGTGGTCGGGATTGGCTATCTGCCGAGCGGGACCATGACCCCAGGGGCGCGCCAGTTCCTGGCGAAGGGGGGAGACCCGCTCGGCGGGGTGACAGAAGACCCCAGCGGATACACGACAGGCGACCATATCCAGGAGGTCGGGGTGGCCATCTCGGCGAGTCAGATTTTGATCAACATCCAACGGCCAATCGAGCTATAGGAGCAAGAAGGATGCCAATCCCTACCGTAAAGCATCTTGCGTCGCAAGCGCACCAAGTAACCGATCCCATCGGGGGGCTGACTGATTATGCGGTCGAGTACAACGCCAATGGAACGCTGCTGTATGAGGCCATGGGCGCCCCGGGCGCATCGTCCGATACAGCGGCATGGCGCATCGTCAAGTGGACCCATGATGGCAGTATCTCCATTATGCGACATGCCGACGGAGACCCCCAGACTCTTCATGCCTGGGACGACCGGGCCAGCCTGACCTACCCGTAAGGAGAGCACTATGTCTCGCGTCGCTCAACTCAGCCTAAATGGCCGTCTTGTAATCGTAAATATCCCACAATACAAGCTCGACGGTGACGGCGCCCCTGGCGTTGATGATGACTCGACTGCTGGGTATGAGCCCGGCTCCATGTGGGTGGACCTGACCAATGACACGGTGTACTTCTGCGTGGATGGCACCGAGGGGGCCGCCGTGTGGTCTGAGGGCGGAGGCTCATCTGGGCCGATTGCCCTTGCGACTCCGACAGTCAGCGGCCCCGATGGGGACGTGGCGGATGACGCCCCGCAGACATACACTTTCGGGAATGTCGATGCCAACTTGACGTCGTTCCGAATGAAAATCACGACCGGAGACGGCACCGCGAACGGGGTCACTCTGTCAACCGCATTTGACACCACTGAGACCACCACCAGCGGAGAATACACCGGCACGTGGGACGAAGCTCCGGCTGGGGTGGATATAACGTTCAATGCGCCAGGCACATATACGATCATCGTCCAGGCTGTTGGAGATGGCGCTCCCTACACCACGTCGCCAACGTCAGACACCCTTACGCCTACGGCCATCACGCCGGCCGCGCTCCCAACTCCATCCGTGTCAGGACCTGGAGACGTGGATATTGGGGAGGAATTCACATTGACGTTCTCGAACGTCAGCGCCAACGCTACAGCCATTGAGATCACCATCGCTTCCCCGAATGGGGATGCCAGTTCAACCCAGCTCGTGCCATCGCTGGCCTATGACAATCCAATCGACACGAACACAGCCGCGCTCCTCGTCGCCCAGTGGACGAGCAAGCCTGCCACCGTTGACTATACGGCTGCTGTTGATGGTACGTACAATGTGACGATTAAGGCAATCGGCAACGACGACATATATCTTGATAGTGCTAGTTCAGACACGTTTGAGGTTCAAGTTCACTCCGTCAGTCGGCATGATAACCTGTTTTTGTTCGAGAGCGACGAGAGCAATGAAGGACCAGGACTCGTGACGGTGAGCGCGGCAAACACCACCTACGAAACAGTATCCCCGTTGCATGGTACAGCATCCATTAACATCCCAGCCAATCCGCAAGGCCGTGTGTTATTGGACTCGTCTATTTCTGGCGTGACGGAGTTTACATATTCCGTAGTCATCAAGGTTCTTAGTGGAAGCGGCCAAACCAACGTGTTGTTGCGGGAAGGATCGCTGTACGAAGGCACAATCGGGCTCAATACAACAGATGGACTTTTGCTGGGCTTCAATGGCGCAAACCTCGCAACAGCCCTGCCTGCGGAATACAACACCTATACGTCATGGCAGACCGCGACATTCATCTGCATCGTCTGGGATGCGACAGGAGGTCCTGGCACAACCGCTGGTGATCCCGTGGTGTACATCGGGAGGTCAGGGTTCACTGGCGGTTCTCTGGTGTCAGGAAAGCTCCACAAGGTCGAATGCAGCAATGTCAATCGAACCCAGGCGCTAGCTGACCCGCTCACCCATCTGCTGGGGTGGAGCACAGCCAACGGTACTGATATAGGGTTCACAGCTGATCAGGTTGGGCTGACGACAGAGGCGTTCACGGAGCAGGAAATCGTGGACGAATTCAATAGGCTTCTGACCGCTGGCGCGGTGTAAGGAGGAACGCCATGTTCTACTTGAATCCAGATCTATCTCTGGCCCAGAATCACCAGTGGGGGAGTGATGGGGCCCCAACAGCCCTTGCCCCATACAGCTACCATCCTGTCGCGCAGGATGGAGCCCATGTTTGGTGGTTCGTAGATGGAGACACGACCCAGTTCGAGGCAGACACAGGGGCGGTTCCTGTCACTGTCCCCGCTGACATCCTGCGCCTGAATCAGTGCGTTTCAAGCCTGAAGCATGGCGTCCGTGCGATCATGGAGTCCAACGGTGCTGTGACCCCCGTCACCGGGTCCAACGGCATCCCCATCGTGGTTCAGTGCGACGTGGAGTCCATCGGGCGTCTCATGTTCACAGCTGACAAGACCTGGGTACGCGACATCTTCAACCAGGACCACGACATGGTTGACCCTGGAGATTTCGATGCCATAATCGATGCCGCGCGTGCGCGAGCAACCTCCATTACGGCTATCTGCCGCACGCTGTAGTCGTCGGCTTCGCTGATCAAATGGCCGCTGGCATGTTCATTCTGCCATGGGCAGGAAGAGCTGAACGGATCGGGAAGGCGTGGTGTGAGCACGTGTCCATAAAGAACTTCGCTGACCCGTCATACAGTGGAATCTCCTGGTTTGCATCAGGTACTTGAGAGCCAGGCAGGAACGGCACAGGGACAAACGGCAAAGGCAGTTCACATTGGCCCTGATCGCCAGGGCGGAAATCTTCATGGGCAGAAAAGTGTAGGCAAGTGCCGCATACCTTTGGCATAGAGCTATAAGCGATATTGAAATAGCGGTAAGTCCCGCTATTGAACAGCTCGCGTGGGTTTAATATAAAGTCGATTATTTCAGGAGGTCCGCCGGCAGCGCTCGTTTTAAGCCAGGACACGGCCGCACTTCGTTTATTTCCATGGCGGCCACCTGGCCCAGGATCGCCGTGCAAAGGCACCATGTATGTAATGGCATCGTCCACGGTAAATGTTAAACATCCAGCACTGGGGGCTGTGTAGCAACTAATATCGCGCGCCTGCGCATAGCACCGTAGGCGCCCCAGCCGGTCGTAAAAGAAGACGACGATATGGTCGTCTGGTTCGATAGGCCGTTCACATCCTGGCTTGGCAAGAAATTTCATGGCGCTCTCCCCTTTTTGCTGTTGCTGCTGCGATCTAGCGTAGACTATAGGCAGTGGCATTCATGGTGCTACAGACCAATTCTCAAGCGCGCTTGCGGCACAGATCAGCCTCAGCCGCAAGCGCGCTGAGCCTTCACTATGACGCATCATCTTGGTCCAAAATGGATTCGATCATTGCGCCGAGCCCTTCGGTAAATGCTGCCCTGTAAGACGAGTCTTTTTTTAAACTGTCCATAACTGCAATCCCCGCCGAATATTCTGCTTCAAATGGCGGCCTCCTCATGGCGTTAATAGCAGCTCGTGCCATCGTCTTAAGCGCCTCTCGGTGATCATGTCCCAACTCAAAAAACGGCGGCGTCCCCTCGCCTTCCCCATCAATCCGGCACCATGCGTCGTACATCTCAGACGCTACATGCTCCACCATCGTGGGTATTTCCCTCATCGTTCTCCCTCCTCCTTTACTCTCGGCGCCCAGCGGTCACATCCGCCCTTGCCGGCAACACGGAACAGGTTCCGCGTCCCGTGACGCTTGCATTGCATATAGACTGAGCAGAAGCTCCAGCGGCACAAAGCACAGCGCTTACTCGGCTCGCTAGGGTTTTTGTATCCAGACATCTGTTTCAGGTCGCGATGCGAGAGCGCCATCATGCTTCCTTCCAGCGCGGCATCGATCATGGTATTCAGCCCCACTTTGAACCTCTGCTGAGGTGATGGCTCTGGCCCCAGCTTGTATAGCGCATCCACGGCGGCATGCACGGCATACAACGGCGGCTCCCTCATGGCTTCGATGGCTGCGCTGGCGTAATCGAGCATGCGTTCCTTGTCCCAGTCATCATCAGGCAGGTCGGCAAACTTCCCGTGGTGCGTAGCCTCGTACATCGCCCGCGCAACAATCTCAACCATCTCAACCATGCGCAGATCAGGCATCGATCTCCTCCTGCTGTAGTGCCTTTAGAGCGGCGATGCATATGGCTATAGGCAAGACGCCGCTTTCCCCTTCGTGTGATTCGTTTTCAATCTCTCCCTGGTGCCATACCCTGGCCCGCCACATCTCTTCCGGCGGAAAAGTCTCCGAGTCTGCATCCAGTAAGTGCCACCCATCAGGCACCAGCGACAGCGCGGCGTCGATTGATGTAGTGTACCTCGGCAAATGGCATGGTTGCCCTGTCATAGCCCCGGATGTCCACCTCTGAGGACCGCCCACGGCTACAACGGCATTCTCTGGTGCGGCGCCGCACCATTTCTCGATCATCAGATCAAGCTCGGCGCTGCCTTCGTTTGCAGCTTCCAGTTCTGTGATCACTTCTTCAAGGGTATTCTTCAAAGCACTTCTCCCCGTAGATAGCGCATAAGGCGGCCATGCAATGCGCCACCGCCTCGATGTCATGCCTTCCGCTATACCCCTCGTCGTCCTTGGCATATCCCCATGCCAGCCACAGCCCAGAACTATTTTCAAAGGGTTTCCGCGTCAGCCCCCACCACTCAAACCCGGGCGGGGCAAGGGCGCGGGCAGCGTCGATTGACGTTGTGACCTGGGCGATTTTTCCTGTCGGGCCGATTGGGAGACCTTGGTGAAATCCGCTGACCCAGTGGCCCGAGCAGTCTAGATCTAGGGCTTTTTCAGGGATAACCCCGGCGGCCTTCAGCACCATCAAGTCAAGCTCAGGGCTTCCAGCTGTAGCGCCTTCCAGGACTGAGATTGCCTCTTGCAAGGCGCTCATTATTCTGTCCCCCTTGTTGCTTCTATTATCTGGTGTACCAGCTCATGCACTTCATTTTCAGCATACTTAAGGACCAAAAGTTGCAACTTAAAGGCCAGCTTTCTAATGTCTCCATACACGGCCTCGTTTACATGCTCTATAAACGCGCGCCTGGCATATTCAATCGCACACTCTGTTGAGCGTCCATCGTCAGGGCCCAAATCAACATATTGAGTGATAGAAAAGTCCAAGCAGTAAAGTTTATGATTATAGCTTTCCTCTGCGCTTAACCTGACTTCGCGCGTATCTAACCACTCCTTCGCTTGAAGCCCTGGGATGTACGGCGCCCTTGGCCTGTCGCTCACTAGAGTGGCGCGGAATTCTCTCCCAACTTTGCTCATTATATCCTCCTCTATCTCCACGTTATGGCCTCTGGGGCCGTAAGCCTGGCACGCTTCCCCAAGCGTTATGGGGATATGTCCCCAATGCGCAGAATCTGGCGGCACCACACAACTCCATCTATAAAACTTACCAATGATTCAACATCGTCAAACCAGTGCATCGGTGAGTCTCGCGCAACGCCAGGCCACTTTCCAGGGTCGTCTATGTACAGTTCAATCCTCACGCTTCGGGTTGCCGTCTCTACCCGGAACCCTGCACTTGTCGCTCCATTTATTGCTGACTTAATCAACCTCATTTGCTCAGTTGTTGTTGGCATCACGATGCTCCTTCCGGTTTTTGTCCGATGTAAAAGTCAAACATATCGGCCCCTGTCAGCCTGTACCCAGGCTGACAGTCGAACAGGCAGTCGAGATCACCGCAGGGCGCTAGGTCTTCGATGGTGCAACCGCACTCGCCAGGGTAATACAAGCCTTGGTAGCCGGCGGCAAAGAGCGTGATCCTACGCGCGTCTCTGTGGCTCTCGAAGTCAGCCATCAACTCTCTCCCAGTGCTGTCCTTCATTCATTGTGCGGCGCCCCCTTCTATCCTGGTAGTATCTGGATGCGTCTGATAAAAGGTGCCTTGAGAAGCGAGAGCACACACCCATTGCCTAATGTTAGCGCACAGTTATCGCTATCGTCAACCCATTCCAATTGGCATTGGGGAGCGGTTTCGCTTATCAATTGCTAAGCTCCCTCGCCTTGGCGATGGCCGTCCGCGCCTTGCTCGCCTTTTCCGCGACCCATTTGTTCCATGCCTCCGCGCGAGCCTCGTCATCAGCTCCAGCCATGGGAAACGCGTATCTGCCAGGCGCAATAAGTCCGGTCTCACGCCAGAACGCGGCCGACGCCCGGCCGTATGCCGCCGCATCGCTTTCACCAGGCAGCCGGAAGAATAGGGTCAGCCCTTCGAGCGCTTCCAGCAGATCTGGGGAGGCAACAATCAGGCTGGCGTTTGCCCCATCATCCAATCCTGCTGGGTCGAATGACCCAAACCGCGTAAGCAGAATCCATGTCCCGTCACCAGAAACAAGCTCTATTTCTCCGCCGCAATCTTTCCAAGACC